TGGTATTCAGTATCTCCCTGCTCCATTGGCTGACCGCTACCCACTATGAAATCTGCAACTGTCATAAATCTGTTAGTATTAATATATACGAAATTGCCACTAGGAAGTTCATAATTTGACGGCGCCTGGCAAGCATCGTAAATCATAGGCACTTTCAAATCTATCTGAAAAGTAACACCTGCAAGCACATCCTCCTGACCTTGCCTGAAATACTCAAAATTTGCAGAACGCTGCATTGTCCATTCATGCTTATCCCATCCTATTTGCGCCAACAGATCGTGACCGATTAATTCACAGTCGCTTTGCATTTCAAGTTCATCCATATTTTCAACGTGATGAATATCTGCAATAGTGACAATAATGCTGTAAGTCTTTTCCTTGCCGCTTATTGCACTTGTGTTTAAAGTGTACCATACAGCAGGATAGTCAACATCTTTGTAATCGAAGACTACAAAGTCTTCAGCTTTTACGTGCTTTGCCGTTCTCACTTGTTTGTGGGCGGCTGCTATCGTTACGAGCTTTTTTATTATTTGATTGAGTGTTGGACTCATGTTTTTTTAAATATGCTTTTAAAAGCTTTTCAGTTTTCTTTGTATAACTCATTGGCAACAGGATAAGAATTCGTAGCGATACCATTTCGGAACGTCTTGTTTTGGCATCGCTGTTTTACCTAAATAAATACCTATCTCATAAGCTGACCGCTTGGGAATGAAAGTATCTACCCGGCTACCAGGATTAATATACTCTTGAAACTTCGATCCGGTGCCTGCTTCTTCAATTAGATAATTGATTAACCTTTCCAGATACCATTCAGCACGATTCTTATACTTTGCTTTATAATCATCAATCTCAGATGCGCTCACCGCTTCGCTGTTTTCCGTTGTCTTTCTTGTGAGTCCCTTATTCCAAATCTGATATGATAACCCATCGGCAAGCTCCGAAATAGTGTAATGAATCATAGCATCTCGAATGTAATCTTTAAGCAGCGTCTCTTCATCCGCCGTTAAGTTATTATTGTCGATGCCATCCTGCAACCTTTCATAAAGAGCCGTCCCCAAAACAGGAAGCAACTGCATTTCCTGAACGGTCTTTATTTCGGAAACGATCATTTTACTGTCTATGTTTTTATGAACAGGCGAGCGCTCATAAATATTCTCCGGACTTATAAATAGTATGTCTCTCATTTTTTATCTTTTAGCATTACAATATTTTTAACCCATTGATGTCTACACTCTTTTGACTTGCCATACCAACCACCTTTCCTATCCCAAACAGAGTAGCCCATCCTTCTACTCATAGCCTCTATATCAGCTCTTGACCACATCTTGGTTTGAGATAAAGACACCATCCTTATACAGAAATCTCTGCTAGTATCTATTATTGCAGGACCTAGACCTGGCTTTACTTCGTATGTATATAAGATTTTAAAAGCCATTGTATCAGGCTTAATATCTGTCTGTTCTGATAGTGGCTTTGTAAGATTCCTTGACACTATATTATCATCACCTATTTTTGTCGTTTTTGTATCAATCTTACCCTCTGATAATAATCTTTTAATTATAGCTTTAATAAAATCGATATCCATCTTAAGTACCTCAGCAATAATTTCAGGCGTTATATTTTTATCTTTTTTTATAAGATCCAATATATTAACCTCTATTTGTACAAGATCAAAATCTTCCTTAGAGCCAAACTTATAAGGCATCGATTTAACTATAACGTAGTTATCTTTTATCTCACCACAAGATGCAAACTCGGCAATCAATAGTTCATCTTTTTCCTGTGCGCTAAATTCCATTCCTTCGTTATCTATCGAAAGCATTACGTTAATCTCTTCATCAGTAAGACCTAAAGAACTCTTAAGCAACAGCTTTGCTTGCTCTTGTGTAATGTCACCCTTCTCAAACTTGCGTATAATACGAGTTAAATTTTGCCATTGCCGACCAGTCAGATTCTTTAGATTGTCATTTATCTGCATTGTCTGCTCCGGACTTGTGGCACCTGGAACACTTGGCTGACCAGGAACAGCAGTCTCACCTGGCATACTAGGCATACCAACGGCAGGCCCAAGACCAACTAGACCTCTAATCTCATTCGGTGTCATAGCTTCCAACACCTTATTAGCCACAAGAGGAGAGAGCGCATTGATGTTATCGCTCACTACCTGACTCTCACTCTGTATTTCAACTTCAATTTTCTGCAATCCAAGCTTCTCTCTTATCTCATCCTTTGTCATATTCTGACTTATAATCCCTTCACTGAAGTCAATACCTATAGCCTCAAGAGGTATTATTTTCATCTCATAACCATACAACTCACTAAACAATATCTCAAGTGCTTGTTGCTTATCCGATACATAGGTAAGTTTAAATATCTCATACGCATCACGCATTTCAGACCTACCACCTAGACTACCCTCAACCCGAATACCCATAAGCATAGGACTAACCACCTGATGCCCTGCGAATATTTCTTCCTGTATGCTCTTTGATAATACATCAAAATGCTTATCTAGATCAGTACTACTCAAGTCATCTAGCTGAGGTCGCTTGCCTGGATCTTTACCGAAGTTTAATACTATATTACCCGCGTTCTCGCTACCTGTAAACTTATTCTTAAACCCCTTCTCTATCTCACGCTTCTCCTCTTCTGTTGGTATGCCCTCAAAGAAGCTGATCATCTTTGAAGCAAACATACCATTCGTGATAGTAGATAGATGATACTTGCTCACCTCTATATCTGTCTGTATTGCATTGAGCGCACCCATATAACCAGGATATGTGTATGTCTCAACACCTGGCCTGTATTCTTTGTAGTAAAGGATCTGTGTTTGATTCTTCAGAAGCTTTGGCTCTAAGTTCTTATTGTAAGCAGGAAACACCTTTGGCTCATCGTTGCGCTTGTATGATGACCAGTCCTTTATAAAGAACTGCGTGTTATCTTTATTGCTCCTGACCTTATTGTAAGGCACATGATATAAAGCGGCAATCTTACCAATCTCATTATACTGAATCTCGATGTAACAACCACCAAATACCTCAATATCTATAGTTACCTTCTTTAGCAGTTCGTCAATAACCTCGTACTTGTTAGCATTAACCTTCTGCTCAAAGCCCTTACCTACAATGTAGTTCACCTTACCGAGTACTATACCATTGTGCTTGCTTGACTTATTAAACATAGTCAACAGCATATCCGGGAACTTATTGTCTTCGCCAAAGCTCACCCATCCCTTATTGGGAACCTCTTTCATCACAGGAACCTTTACATCTGCAAACTTGATGAAGCTAACTCTATTCTGCATCATAGACTTTGAATGTTGTATTGTTATTGTATGTTGTTGTGTTCACGCTATCTGTATCTGCTAGGAACATAAGACCAGTCTCAACCACGCTACCTGCTAGGCTTTCATCTACATTGGAAGAGCTAGCTTGCTCATATACCTTATATGTGTACCATCCCTCTTCCTTACTGCTAAAGTAGGTATTGACTACAATGTCAAACTCGTTGTACCTATCCTGATAAAGGCTCTGGTCTGCACTATTTACAAGTACAAACTTCACCTTCTCATTTGTAGTGCGAGACTGAAACACGAATAAGAAGTTAGCATCTAGGATAGTCTGCTTCTCCTTTAGCGTCACATATATTGTGGCAGTAGTTCCTTTGACTAGTTTCAGCATCTCAATATAAATACATATAACAAAAAACGCTCGCCCGAAATCAGGCGAGCGCTTGACTTATCTCACTCGTTCAATTAACCAGCAGTTTCAAGTGCTGAAGCTACAGAACTATTCACTTCATAAAGAAGATCAGGCTCTTTACCCATGAAATTAAGAGTATATCCTGAACGATCTCCAAATGCTGTTCCGCTTCCGCTTTCAGATGCACCCATATCTAAACCTCTTTCCTTTCCTAGCATCCAATATTTATTATTATTGTCTTTTACAACAGCAATTACAATATTTTGAGCCAACAATTTTAATTCGGTATTGATAGCAGCTGAAAGTTTGTTTACAACTATTGTGAGATTTTGTTCAAAGAACAAAGTACCGTTTTCAGTTGAAACTTGCGGATTGTGTGTAAAGTTTCCTGTTTCTTTTGGAAGTTCATATTTCCAGAAACGCTTACCGCTTGCCTTTGTCAAACCAGTTACAACACCGGAAGAAGTTGCAATATTAGAAACGTTTGCTTTTTCGATAAAGAAAACTTCGGTAATCCCGCCCGCAGAATCTTTACAGTCGAGGGCGTATCCGGTGGTGAGCGCACATGATGGCATGATTATATATGTTTTAAGAAGGGAGAGTTTTACCCCTCCCTGTGATTAATTAATTACGCTTCGAAACGTACAACTTCATCAGGGAAA